ACAGCGACAAAGTTAAGAAGCGCATTGATAAGATGACCGCTCGCTTGCGCGAGACAGAGCGTCGGGAGCAAGCTGCGCTGGAATTGGCGCAAGGCATGCAAGCCCGGCTGCAGCAGCTTGAGCATCGAGTGGTTCGCACGGATGAGGAGCGTTTGCATGAGGCCAGTGGTCGGGTAGAGACCCAGCTTGTTGCGCTCAAACAAATCATTGGCAAAGCCCGTGAAGAAGGCGACATTCAAACTGAGATTGAAGCCAGTACTCGGTTGACTTCGCTGATTCATGAGCAGCGGCAGATTGCTGAAGCAAATGCACAACGCCAAGCGTATCAAGAGCAATTGGTGCAACAGCAACAACAACCACAACCTGTTGTTCGGCAGGCTCGTCCTGTTGTAGATGAGAAAGCGGCTAATTGGGTTGAGAAAAACTCATGGTATGGCCGAGATACCGTATTAACTTCTGCTGCTTGGGGCATTCACCGACAACTAATTGAAGTTGAAGGGTTTGACGGCAGTTCGGATGAGTATTATGATGAGCTGGATCGTAGACTTAAGTCGTCCTTTCCGGGTCGATTTAACAAAGACAGGACCACTAGAACCGTGCAAACGGTGGCACCTGCAACCCGGTCTTCCGGGGTAAACAATGCACGCCGCGTTGTGAAACTGACTGCAAGTCAGGTAGCGATTGCGAAAAAACTTGGCGTTCCGATTGAGGAATATGCCAAATACGTCAAGGACTGACCATGGACAAGGCTACTACAACCGTTAATCGTGAAGCACGTTCCGCGGATACCCGCGAGAAGTCCGCACGCCGGAAACCTTGGGCACCACCGTCACGACTTGATGCGCCTCCTGCTCCTCCGGGATACAAACACAGATGGATTAGGGCATATGCAGGCGGTCAAGAAGACCGTATGAATGTTGCCGCGAAAGTCCGTGAAGGTTATGAGCTTGTCCGTTCGGAAGAGTTCCCAGACTTTCCTGTTCCCACCGTGGAAGATGGCCGACACGCTGGCATTATCAGTGTGGGAGGTCTTCTGTTAGCCCGTATTCCTTTGGAAACAGTTGAAGAGCGACAGGCGTATTACCACCGTCGAGCCATTGATCAGGTTCAAGCGATTGACAATGAGCTTTTGAAGAGCAATGCTCATAACAGCATGCGCATTCAAAGTCCTGATCGTCAGTCTCGGGTTACTTTTGGTAGTCCCGGATTATCCGGGGAATAATCTTTTTAAGGAATTGACAAATGGCTAACGTAAATAAGCCTTTTGGTCTGCGTCCTATGGGCAACCTGTCTGCTACTGGCGCTCAAAAGCAGTATGCATATCAGATTGCTGATAACCAGGCCGGGGCAATCTTTTTGGGTGACCTAGTCACCAATTTTGACGGCTATATCTATAAGTTTGTTGCGGCAACTCATTCGTCGGCTGTTGGCGTGTTCAACGGCTGTTCGTACATTGACCCGACAACTGGTAAGCAAGTGTGGCGTAACTACTACCCTGGCAGCGTTAACATTACCGCAGGAATCATTCAGGCGGACGTGATTGACGATCCAAGTCAGTTGTTCTTGATCCAGTCGACCAGCAGCACGGCGATTGATCAGACCAAGATTGGTTTCAATGCACCGATCTCGACTGGTACAACGGGCAGCACGACAACGGGCGTGTCAAACATGACGATTGACTCGGCTAACGTCGCAAAGACCAGCACTCTGGCACTGAAGGTTGTGGGGTTGTATAACAACGTCGACAACGAATTTGGTGCTTATGAGATTCTGGTGGTTAAAATCAACACGCATCAGTACGGAAGTGCTGGCGTGGCTGGACTTGGAGCTTAATCATGGCAATTTCACGTGCCCAACTTACGAAAGAGCTTGAGCCGGGTCTAAACGCCCTGTTTGGCCTTGAGTACAAGAACTACGAGAACGAGCATCTCGAAATCTATGACATCGAATCTTCGGATCGTGCGTTTGAAGAAGAAGTGATGCTCTCGGGCTTTGCAACGGCCCCGGTTAAGACTGAAGGCTCTGGCGTGTTCTACGACCAGGCGCAGGAAGTCTTCACTGCTCGTTACACCCACGAAACGATTGCGCTGGCGTTTTCTCTGACTGAAGAGGCAGTGGAAGACAACCTGTACGACCGTCTTTCGGCTCGTTACACCAAGGCCCTGGCTCGTTCCATGGCTCAGACCAAGCAGATTAAAGCTGCTGCTGTTCTGAACGGTGCGTTTACGACCTCGATTGGTGGCGACGGCCAGCCATTGTGCTCAACTGCGCACCCAACGCTGGGCGGCCCTAACGGTTCCAACCGTTTGGCTGTGGATGCCGACTTGAGCGAGACTTCGCTTGAGCAGGCCCTGATCGACATCGCTGCGTTCACCGACGAACGTGGCCTGAAGATCGCCATGCAGGGTCTTAAGCTGATCATTCCAAAAGAGCTGATGTTTACCGCTGACCGCATCATGAAGTCCACGCTTCGTGTTGGCACGGCGGACAACGACATCAACGCAATCAAGAACATGGGGATGGTGCCGCAAGGTTATACCGTCAACCACTTCTTGACCGACGTTGATGCGTGGTTCCTTAAGACTGACGCTCCTAACGGCATGAAGATGTTCGAGCGCGTTGCAATCCGCACTGGTTTCGAAGGCGACTTCGACACTGGTAACGTGCGCTACAAGGCTCGTGAGCGTTACAGCTTCGGCTTCAGCGACTGGCGTGGTATTTTTGCTTCTCCTGGAGCTTAAATCCCTTCGCACTGAAAAGGCCCCGAAAGGGGCCTTTTCTTTTTGCAAATACGGTGTATAGTTATTCTATTCCGGGGTTTCCGGCATATCTGACAGTCCCGGCTGACGTCATGCAGACAGATATGCTTACTTGCATGTGAGAGCGCAATGGCAAATACTACGTTTTCCGGCCCAGTTAGATCGCAAAACGGCTTTCAGACCATCACTGTAGCCGCCGGTACTGGCACTGTCACTGTTGACGCTACTTTCGGTGCTGCTACCAGCGTAACCGATTTGACGACCACCAATCTGGTTTTTACTGATCAGAACCACCCCACAACTGCTGCAATCAACGCAACAGCGACAGCCACCGCAACACAAGTTGCAACTGGCTACATTACTTCTACTTCCGCCGCTGCAACAACTATCACCTTGCCTACTGGTACTTTGTTAGGCGCAGCCCTTGGCGCGACTAAAGGTACTGTATTGGACCTGTACGTTGACAACACTGCTGGGGCAAACACAGTGACGATTGCCGTGGCTACCAACGGCATCCTTTCCGCTGCCGCTGCCGCTGGCTCTGGAGCCGGTGCTGGTCTTCTGACTGTACCGTCCGGCGTTACTGGCCTTGCCCGTTTCACCATCATGTTCTCTAGTGCCACAGCATACGCTTTTACACGTACTGCTTAATTAGGGGCCTGTGATTTGATTAAGGGACAGGGCCATGAGTAATAGTAATATTTCCACGGCTTCGGCCACTACAACCGCCCAGGTTGTTAGTGGTCGGACCCGCTTGGTTGGTATCTACTTCACCGAAACATCAACTGCTGCGCAGCTTCAATTTCGTAGCGGCGGGGCAAGCGGAACTGTTTTGTTGACCTTAAATTCTTCGGCTGTTGCTACTTCACAATTTATCCCAATTAGTAATATGGGTATTTTGTTTGATGATGGAATTCACATTACATTTAGTACTGCAGGAGTTCCGTTTGTGACCGTGTTCTTCTACGGTGGCAAGGCGACATAATGGGCTTACCAGAACTTTGGTCTGCAGGCCTAACTCTTGTGTTTGGGGTCACAGGCTTTATTCTTAGAGAGAAGTTTGGTGAGATTAATCGCCTCAACATTCTCTTGAATAAGACTCGTGAAGAGATGGCTCGGGATATGGTTACAAGGGCGGAAGTCTCCAAAATCATGGAGCATATTGATGCCCGATTTAACAAACTGGAAGAGAAGATTGATCGTTTGATCTCCTCATATTAAAGGATATTGACATGGCTAAGGCTGATTTAAAGAAGTTATTTCACGGCAAAGAGACTAAAGGTGAAGAGCTGAAAGAAGCTAAAGCCATTAAGTCCGGCAAGATTTCCCCTAAGCAATATGCCATGGGCGAAAAAATGGAAGAGAAGAAGATGAAGAAGGGCGGCATGATGGATGGCGGCATGATGGGGGGTTATAAACATGGCGGTATGACCATGGTTAAAAAAGACGGCAAGATGGTTCCTGACTTTGCTGCGGATGGCAAAGGTAAGATGAAAAATGGTGGTGAGGCCAAAAAAGCTCCGGTTTATGGCCGCGCTATGATGCGTGTTACAGCAGATACCAAGGGTCGTGCCTTGGGCAAGGGGAAATAATCATGGCTGGACGTGGAATGGGTGCCGCGGTTCGCGGTGGCGGTTGCGTGATGAGCAGCAGCGACATGCCTAAAGTCGACTACAACTACGACTCGATGAAAGGCGATGAAGCCGTCAAGGTTGGAACAGCCAAGATGGCCAAAGGCGGTATGGTCAAGAAGGGCATGAAGATGAAAGCCTATAAAAAAGGCGGCATGTGCTAAATGGCCACCTCGGGCACGACTGACTTTGATCTGTCGATTGATGAGCTAATCGAAGAAGCATTTGAGCGATGCGGCATGAGGCCCACCAGTGGGTATCAGCTGGCGACGGCCCGTCGCTCGCTCAACTTAGTGTTTCTTGATTGGGCAAACCGCGGGTTAAACCTGTGGACTATCGAGCAGCAAGAAATTCAGTTGGCCCAGGGGGATCGGGTCCTTAATTTGGATCCGGATACGGTCAATGTGTTGGGTGCGGTAATTCGGGATTTGACCACGACTCCGTACAACGACATTATTATTCAACGGATCAGCCGCCAGGAGTACTTGGACATTCCCAACAAGGACTTTCAGTCTCGCCCGGCTCAGATCTACGTCCAGCGTCAGAACATTCCCCAGGTGTATCTGTATCCTGTAACACCAAGCAGCAGTTACAGGCTAGTGTATTACCGGATTCGGCGGATCCAAGACGCTGGGGCGTACACTAATACTTCGGATGTCAACTGGCGTTTCTTGCCATGCCTGGCGTCCGGCCTTGCGTATTTCTTGTCTTTGAAGTTTGCTCCGGATCGGATTGGCGCGTTGAAGAACATCTACGAGGAAGACTTCCAACGTGCGGCAAACGAGGACAGGGACACCGCCAGCGCATATTTTGTGCCGCAAATAGCGACGATCTAAATGACCTACGCGGCAGGTAAATATGCCTTAGCCCTTTGCGATTACTGCGGTCAGCGGTACAAGCTAACCCAGCTTCGCACAAATTGGCGTGGATTTAAGGTTTGTCCGGACGATTACGAGCCAAAAGAACCGCAAATCCAGCCATTGAAGTATCATGGCGATGCGATTGCACTTGATGGGCCGCGGCCAGATCGTAGGGAGCCTTTGTCTGTGTTTGTTGGTGCTCCGGGCTTTTCAGCCTTTCAAAGTTTTGGGACGGCGCGTAACACAAACGATATGCGGCCGTATGTAGATGGCCCCGCGTTGATCTCGCGGGTCGTGGTCGGTTCTGTGACGGTGACAACAACATGACCTACGACCAACTGGTCACAAATATTCGGAACTACAGCCAGGTGGGTGTAGAAGAGTTCACTGCGACGGTCATCAACACGTTCATCACGTTTGCGGAGAACCGCATCATGCGTGAGATTGACTTGGACGTGTTCAAGAAAGAAATGACCGGCAACATGACGTCAGGGAATCGTTTTTTAACGGCTCCCCCTGACTTGTTGACCCACAGGTACATGCTGTTGAAGAGCTACGTAGGCAATACCCAGGTTTTCTTGGATTTTCGGGATACTTCTTTTATGAAGGAATACTGGAAAGATCAAACGGTGACCGGGGTTCCAAAATATTTTTCAGTTTGGGATCAGAATACGTTCTATGTGGCTCCGACTCCAAACCAAAACT